CTATAGGGTCATCTTCAGTAACAACTATAGGGTCATCTTCAGTAACAACTATAGGGTCATCTTCAGTAACAACTATAGGGTCATCTTCAGTAACAACTATAGGGTCATCTTCAGTAACAACTATAGGTTCTTCTGGTTGATAAGGAGGCTCTACAACTCTTGTACTACCCGGCTCAGTACTGCCTGTAGGAGCCTCTGAAAGAACTGGGCCTTCAGTTAATACTTGTTCTTCTTCTTCATCTTCTTCTTCAAAGAGACCGCCTAGTTCATCATCGTCAGTAGTAGTGTTGTCGTCGGTAGTGTCTGCTAGACCGTCTTCATCGCCGTCGTCTAAACCTACTTCTTCAAGAGAAGCTTCTACTTCTTCTTCCCACTCTCCTGAGTCTGGATTAAAGAACCACTTTCCTACTAATATTTCTGCTGCCGTGGAGCCTGTGACAGAGCCGTCTGGGTTTAGAGTAAGGTCTTCAAGAAGAACGTCTTTTAAATCTCCAAGATCAAGTTTAATGTTCCCTTCATCGTCTAAGAAAATCTCACCTATTTCACCAAGAGGACCTAAGATTTGTCCTTTAGCGTCTAGCAAAGCGCCTTCAAGCTCGTCACTACTTACAAAATTACCGTCTTCATCAAAAAGAGGTATTCTTATTGGTGTGCCGTTTACGTCCAAATTAATGGGAATTTTAAGGTCTATCCATGTCCCTTCGTTTGGGTTAGTAGTAATGACTATAGGAAAAGGAAGATTTTCAGGACCCATCTGAGCCTGTAGTGTTTTGTCTACCCACTCTATCCACTCGTCTACATTGGTGGGCATCCCGTCAGGGCCAAAGATAACTTTCCCTACAACACCGGGAATTTTCCCTAAGCCTTCTTTAATCTTGTCCCAGATGTCTGTCTGTTGTTCTTCAGTTAACTCTGTTACGTCTACTTCTTCGTTCTCAGGAAGTTCATAAGGAATATAAGGGTCTACTTTAGTTTCTTCAGAAGTATCTGGTTCAGTTACCCATGTTCCCGGAAGAACAGTGACTCCTCCGTCACTTGTGCTTTCTTGAGGAGCCTGTGCTACCCATTGACCACTGTCGTCTTGTTTATAGACTTCCCCGTCATAGCTTATACTAACAAGGTTTCCTTCTTTGTCATAGCGTCTGACAGCTCCTTTACTTCCTAGTATCTCACTTTGGGTAGGGCCTGCTGCTTCTTCTACTGGTGCTTGCTCAGGAAGTAGACGTGTCTGCATTTCTTCATAGAACTCTACAAACTTAGTACCAGCATCCCCATAATCTGACAGCTCAAACTCTTGTAGTTCTTCGTAAGTTATGTCTCCTTTAAGATACCTGTCAACAAGAGATGAAAACTCTGCTTGATCTTCAATAAGCCATTGCATCTCTTGAGGTAACGTATCGTAATACTCATCGTCAAGACGGTTTTGGCCTGTTGGGTCGTTTTGACCGTAGTAGTCGTTCAACAAAGCAGCAATTTCATCAGGGTCATCTACCCTTGACTTCCAATCATCTGGATTAAAAATACCGTCTGATGATGTTTTTTCAGTACGTGTGTCTATTTCTTTTTCAGCCACAGGTTCTGCTTTAGTCACATACCTATCTTGATAGTAGTTGTACAAATCAGGGGTATTAGCCCTCATCTGATACTTCTTGTAGGCAGGTAGGCTATTCCACTGTTGTTCAGTAAGTATCTTGTAAGCCATTACTTAGACACCCCTGATTTCTTTTCATAAGTTCTCATTGCACCTAAGCCTAACATTCCCATCAACACAGGCATCATAGTCTCCAAAGGAACTAAAGGTATAACTATGTCTAACTCAAGCAACGCTAGAACAAAGTTGCTAAAGGGGATAGTAATAAAGTTTCCAAACATGCCTAAGACGCACACCCAGCCTACTGCTGGCCTCCATCCTGCCACAAATAGTGACTTGTGTGCTGCTTCTACTTTGTTAACCTCAAGCTGGGCCAACGCAATTTCTTGCGCGTATTTCTGCGACATCGTTGCAATTTCATGCGCCAACTTAACCTTAGTGTCAGCATCAGGTATAAACTTGTCTAGTAGTCCCGTAATGGGACCTATGAGCTTATCAATCATTACGCTTATTCCAGAGGTCAAACAAAGTTTTAAGTTTTTCTTCCACTACGTCCATACGGGACATGAGTTTACCTATTGTAAGAACAAGGATAATGAAACCTACAAATATGGGCCAGATGGAACTAATTAAATCAACGTACTCCATCTGAACACTGGCCTGTCTTAATTTCCAAGTCGTTTATCTTTGTTCTTAATTCTCTGACTTCTAAAGTCTGTTCTTCCAGAGCCATTATCTTAGCGTTCTGAATGAGGTCGTCAGGTAGTGCACCTCTGAGTCCCAGAGGCCACTCACGTACAAAAGCTGCGTTTTCCTTCATGGTCATGTCCTGTATTGACTGACCGTGTTCTAAAGTAGTAATACGGCTGTTTAGCGTCACGTAGGCTGCGGTAGCTACAACTAAGGAAGCTCCTAAGCCTACGAGGTTACGCAGCGGTACAGTAACTTTAGTCTCGTCACTAATCTCTGGCATTAAACCAGCCTTTAACAGTGTCAGTCTCAAAGATCCTGATGACAGTCCATACAATGCTTAAAGCAGCAGCCACAGCAGGTATCCAGCCCATTAGGGTGGACACTGTAGTGGTGACTGCTACTACGTCTATTGCTGCTTTAGCTTCTTCCTGCATTTATCGTTTAGCCTTACCGATAACCAATGCGCCAATCTCTAAGAACTTGTAGAGCTTACCAATGAGCTTGTCGTCTTTAGGAGTAGGAGTGAGTGCCGTAATGGCGCTACAGGCCGTTACAAGGGCTGTGAGGGCGTTTAAGTAGTCTAGTAGTAGCATTACCACGGTACTCCTGATGCTTGCGTTGGGTTCTTCTGTACTTCAATGTTAGCCGCCAAAGATGCTTCAATAGCGTCCTTGTCAACACCGTTAGCGAAGCACCAGTCTAAAGCTACTTCTTCAGTGATGCTGTCGTAAGGAACGTAGTCTGAGCTAGAAGGATCTGGTGTGAAGCCAGCAGTGCCGTAGTTAGTCGCTGAGTAGGTCACAGCGTCATCGCCAGTTCCTACGGTCTCTGATGCGTTAGCTCGCCAGTGACATACAATTACGCCACCGTCTGCAAGCGTTCTTTCCATTTGGCTGATTTGCCATACTGTTGTCATGTTGTTTCTCCTTTAGGATTCTAGTGCCGCGATACGGGCGCGTAGTGATTGGATTTCTTTTACAAGCATTGGGACTAGCTTTGAGTAGTCAATGCCCATCATTTCTTCTGGGTTTTCTGGTGCGTCAACGGCAATAGGGGCTACTTGTTGAAGCTCTTGAGCAATCATTCCATAAGGATGATGCACACCACCATCTCGCCAATCAAATTTTCTAACCTGCATTAAATCAATTTCAGCCCCACAATCATCAGCGTCTGCAATGTTATCTTTAACTCTACGGTCTGAAGTCTCAACGTAACTGGTTGTCGTTGTGGTAGTAATCCTGCCTACAACGGACCCATTCTTACCAAACTGAATTTGATTAGCTGAGGAAGTATCATCACGATTTAGGTTTATGTAGCCACTACCAACCTCTGCGCTATTTGTATCAGACGCACTACCACCTACCCCTGCCGCAGAGCTGATTCCAACCAGCAAAGGACTCCCTGCTAAAACACCGCCTGATAGGTAGAGGTCTTTGAAGCGAGCAGTAGCAGCACCTATGTCCACAATACCATCTGATAAAGTTCCAGCGGTATCTGAAATAGGGTATATGGAGTTAGCTGATGCATTAAAATTTAAGTTAACATCGCCAGAGCCAATACTTAATCTACCGCCGTTAGTACCAATACTACCTACTACAGCGGTATCCTTTTTAAGCTGAATCAATTCGCCGTCACTGGTTTGTCGCACTGCGACTAGAGGGACGCCACCGTCTCTAATATGCAACGCAACTCCAATTGGGTTAAAAATATGACCAGTATCCGCTGAATCATTACTTGTCTGACCCACCAGCAAGTTCCCGCCCGAGAGGCGCATGGCTTCTGTGCCAGAGGTACCTAACAACAAAGCATCACTTGAATGGTCATATGAAACATAGCCTCTGTATGTTTCGCTACCAGAAGTCCCATCTGCAAAATGCAATGCACTAACGCTGCTCGTTCCTGCATCAATTGTTATGCCGCCGTTTCCAGAACCTCCAGACACAACCAAGTTGCTTGCGCCTGAAAAGAATGAACTAGGCGAACTCGTACCAATACCCACGCGGTTATTAGTTGCGTCAACAACTAAAGTATCTGTATCAACAGTCAACCCATCCGCCGTGACCGTACCCGTGACATTCACATTGCCATTTGGGTTTAACCCTAGTTCAAGAACAGTACCACCTGAGTCTTCAGTGTACAAACGCCCATTTGTTAAATCTACTGCAAGCTCCCCAGCTACCAAATCGGAGGCTGTGGGAGCACCTGAGCCGCTTTTAGTTACAATTGTTGTAGCCATTGTTTAATTCCCTTGTTAGTAAGTGCCGCCTGAGAGCGTACCAGTTGTCATGTTGTCTGCGTTTAGAGTTGAATCTGATTGTAAAGCTGAGTCAGCTAAACCACCTTGTGTTGACGTAGCGTAAGCAGTAGCAGCAGTAGTGGCCGCTGTGCCTAAGCCTAATGTGCCTCTAGCAGTTGCTGCGTCTGCGTCGTCAATTAAAGATGCGCCATAAACTGTAATGGTAGACGAAGCTACTGCATCGGTAATACCGTAGCCAGCCAGTGTAGTCGGTGTGGCGCTAATCTCAGCAAAAGTTAAACCAGAGCCTGCATCAATCCAAGCAGCACCGTCGTAAACCCTCATAACGTCTGTAGTTGAATTGTAGTACAACGCACCAGTGACTAAAGCGTCACCGTCGTTGTCCACAGTTGGGTCAGAGGTTTTAGAACCTAAGTACCTGTCGTCAAATGAGTCTAGGGCTGCTGCTGCTGACGCTGCGCTGCTTGCTGCCGCTGACGCACTGTTAGATGCGTCGGTTGCAGAGGCTGAAGCGTTGTCCGCTGAGTTAGAAGAATTAGTTGCAAACGTCGAAGAATTGTCCCTAGCGGTTTCAGCAGCAGTTTTGGCAGTCTCTGCGTCAGCCTTAGCAGACTCTGAGGCAGTCTGTGCTGCTTCTGCGGCTGTTTTTGCGGTTTGAGATTTAGCATTGTAGTGTAGTGCAGAGTATCCAGTAGTTGTTGTGTCTGCCAGTGTGTACTGGGTGTCTTCCGCTGTTACTGCTAACTTCGACGCATCTGCGGCACTGTCAGAGGCTTCAGATGCTTTTGTAGTTGCAGTAGAAGCAGAACCAGAAGCTGCTGAAGCAGAGCTTACTGACGTGTCTTTAGCAGCTTCAGAAGCAGCTTGTGCTGTCTCAGAAGCGCCTTGAGCAACAACTGAAGCATCTTTGGCAGCTTCAGAAGCAGCTTGAGCAACAACAGAAGCGTCTTTAGCTACGACTGAAGCGTCTTTAGCAACAACTGAAGCATCTTTAGCTACTACTGCGGCTGCTCGTGCCGTGTCTGCGTCTGTGGCTGAACTAGCAGCCTCGTTTGCTTTAGTTGAAGCAGTCGCTGCATCGGTCCCAACTTGGGACGCTACTGCGTCTGTAGTTGCATCACCAGTACCTCCAGTACCTCTAAAGATACCCATAGACTGCTCCAGCTAAAGAAAACAAAAGAAAAGAAAAAAGGGGGCCTAAGCGACCCCCATAGAGTTCGTTACTCAGCAATAGCGAGAACGAAACCAGCTTCAGGACGATACACCTGAACACCGTACAGACAATCAGCCGTGTACAGAGTTGACAAGTATTCCTGCTTGTACTGGGTTTGTGAACGTACTGACTGCTGCTCTGCAAGGACAATAGCGTCTTTGTGGAACAAAAGTGCAGCACGAGTGTCAACAGAGGAAGCAGTGTTATCACCAGCAGCTTCGATAGTAGCACAGTTAGCAGACACATAAACGTCTACGCCGTACAAGTTACCGATAAGCCCTGAGTTTACAGTGCTACCAGATACGAAGTCAGAAGACACGTATCGGTCGATACCCATGATCGTGTTACGAACAGAAGGTGGGATAATAAGTACACGATTTTCCATCGGTACATTATTGTCGTCTAACTTCTGAATCATGTTACGGAAGAAGGCATCAGTAAACACGTCACTTGCGTCCATCGTGTCGTCAGTGTACTGAGTCGTCGTGCCGTTGTCATTGAAGAAAGCACCAGTGTGCTGGTAGTCAGTAGGCGCTACTGAACCAGAGAACACAACTGTACCGCCGTTACCAAAACCAGTACCACAAGAGTGGAGGTCTGCATCAATTTTGGTAGCCAGAGCGTAACCAGCGTCTTCAGTGTAAAACTGACGTAAGCTGTTGAGAGCCTGTACTTCAACGATGTCTTCAATGAGACGTGAGTACTCAAAGTGTCGATCGATGTCAACAGTCAGTTCGCCTTCGGTGTTAGCAATGATAGTAACTGCGGTATCAGCAGCCTTAGCATTTGCGTCGCCACGTACGGGCTTAGGGATGTGAAGCTTGTCGCCTTTCTTGCCACTCATAGCGAGCTTTTTGACAAGAGGAGCCATCTTCAGGTTCTTTTGGTAAGCAGCGATAATCTCGTCACTCCAGATTTCTGGAATAAACGTACCTGCTTCAGTCTTTGCGGTAAAACCCCCCGCACCGGGATAAGTTGCAGTAGCCATGTCAATCTCCTTTTAGATTATTTGACTCGACCCTCCGCGTACGCTCTAAAGATTTCCTCTGATAAAGCTTGATAACGCTCTGGGTCTGTTTTCATTAGTTTAATAATGTCGGCCCTACGATATACTTTCCTACGACTAGCCTCACCACTACCCTGCATGTTACCCGTATTAGCTGCTTTAATTTGTTGCTTACGTGCCTGTTTCTCAACTTTCACGGTTTGTTCTGCTACTGTCTTACGCTCCTTCCAGAGTGAAAACAGCTCATCAGCAGCTTCAGCATTAAATTGTTGGTCAGCTTCTACGAACAACTGAGTCCTAATCTTTGAAGCTTTAATCCACTCAGCAAACTTAGGGTCCTTAAGGATACCCTGCATGTCTGGATGCTTGTTATTAAGCGTTGCCAGAGATGATTGTTTTTTGTAGTGAGCAGAGTACTCCTGCGCTTCTCTAATCTTAGGATGGTTCTCAATAGCACGATTAACGGCTGCTTGAGGGTCCGTAAAATAGTCAATATCGTCTTCAGGCTCAACGTACTGTTGAGGTGCTGGTTGCTGCGGTTGACTGCCAATGTAGTCATCCACAACCTTACGAAGCTCTCCTACTTCAGAGGATTGACGACCTAGGAGCTTCTCAGCTTCTTGGTGCATCTGCACGACTTCTTCTAAAGACTTGCCTTGGTATTTCTCTGGTACTGTAGGTTCTTCTTGAGGTTGCTCAACAAAGTCTTCTTGTTGAATCTCTTGTGCTTCGTTTTCTTCGGTGTCTTCCACAGTTTCCTCTTCAGGCTGCGAATCTACCATTGTCGCTCTAGACATAATTAAACTCCGTGAACTTAGTCATTATGGAGATTGAGGTTTTCTACCTGCTTGTTCGTGTTCCTTTACCCACTTCATGTGTCTACCGGGGAAGTCCCCAGAGTGTCCATCAAGTATAAAAGGCGGGGCAGACAGCATTTTTGTAGCACCAGCACCACATTTGCACCTACTCGTAGTGTCGCTGGAGTCTACAAATTTTTCATATACGTGTCCGTTTTCACAACGAAAGTCGTATACTTTAATCATCTACTTCTTCTTCTTCTGCTTGCTCTCTGGACACTTTAATAGTGTTCTCCAGATTAATTACAGAAGCTAAGGCAGCAACTTGCCCCTTACGAAATAAGAAGTCTTCAGTATCCTTGACTGTCTGAATGTCAGCCAAGGTAATTGCATTGTTAGAAAGCTCTTGAATGAGTTGTTTGAAACCTTCGTGATTGAAGAGTTCGTTGTAGTTGTTAAAATAAGTTTCAAGCTCAGGCTTCATAAGTTCTCTTTAGTTGATACTATAGTTAATAGTATAGCATATTTTTAAGTTAAAGTCAAGAAGTATTTAGTAGCCTTTTTTCATTGGCTTCTTCTTCTTTTTAGCTGCTTTCTTAGCCGCTGCAACTCCAGTTTTGGTGTACGGGTATTTAACCCCTCCGACTTTAGGCATTACTTTTTTCTCCCTTTGGTTGTTTTAGCTGCTTGTTTAAAGGCTTTTGCACTGGGTGCACCTTTGGAACCCGGTTTACGCATCTTCTCCTTACTACCTGCTGCAATGCGCTTACGTTTTGCGTGGATATTATCATACAGACCTGCCACTACCATTTCTCCTTGTTGGCCCAGTAGGCTGCTGACATCTTACCTTTTGCAATATTCTTAGCATGACGAGCTTTAAATGATTTGCGTCTGGCTTTCTCTTTCTCAGACTTAGGGGCTTTACCTGCACCACTAACTCCTTGCTGTCCAAACCTAATGGTTTTAACTTTGTCACCTTCTTTGGCAACTACTACGTGCGACTTAGTAGGGTGGCTAGGAGTCCTCTTTGGCTGATTGTAGCCGCTTACTCCCGCCCTTTCCAGCCTTGGGTCCTTCTCCTTTGGCATTACTCCATTCCTCCATTTTGCGTTCTAATTCCTCTAGGCGGCTCCATTGGGGCTGGAGGTGTTTCTTGACTTGGTCTAGGAGAATTGTTAGTTCTTTGTCCGTTAGCATTTTCTTTACCTTTGATTTGTCTTTCTTTTAAAAGAGTCTCTGCAACGCGCATACGTCTTTCAAACTCTTTGTCGTCTTGGTCGCCTTCACGCAAGTTTCTTGTAACTGCGCTAATACGATCAATCTCTAGCTCCATAGGCACTGCCTGAGCTTCAGCAGCCAGCTTAGTAGCCCTTGCAGCAGACTCTTGAGCCTGAGCTGACAGAGCCGCTGTCTGGGACTGCTGGAACTGCATCTGTGCTTGCTGTGCTGCCTGTGCCATCTGCTGTGCTTCTGGATTAGGCTGCGTAGCTTTCTGCATAGCTGCAAGGAGTTCTTCACGGTTAGACAAGTTCATGTTGTCAATAATGGACTGAATCAGTGTGTTGTACAACGGAGAGTCTTTTTCCATAGTCTGTAGTAGTTGTACAAGCTGAGTCACTTCGTACTCTCTAGCCATGATACCCAAAGTACTACTTGCGTTGAACTTGTAGTCAGCAACAGGGTAGTTCTCAGGGTCAAACTGCATGTAACGATAGGCAGCTTTCTTGACAAAAGGAATTAAGAAAGCCTGCTGGAAGTTAATCAGAGTACGTTTATGCCTTTTAATAATAGCACCGAGAGACATACTAATGCCAGAAGCCGTAGCTTCTCCATTAATTGAACCCGCGATTCCAGCAGAGTCAACCGCACCAGTAGCTTGTTGTACCATCTGCTGTAGAGCACCCGCCTGAGCAAACGTGATTTGACTAACTTGGCCAAAGTTAAACGGTTGTAAAATTTCACGCGGGTCTCCACTGGTTAGAATCATCTTGCCCGGACGTACTTCTGGTTTAGCACCTCGTGGCATCCTAGTGGCGTCTACAGCCAACATAGGATGAGTCGTGAGGCTCAGAGCGTCGATCCTAGCGCGTAACTCAGCGTCAAGGGCCTTCTGTGAGTTGTAACCCTTCTCACACACACCACGACCCCAGAACCTAGAGGGAACTACGTCCCAAGGGAAGGCTACGATAGGTCTGTCCTGCATCATGTAAGGGTTAGCCTCGGCTTTCAACAAGACACCACCATTGGCAACTACTACGACTGCTTCTACGTACTTTGATTTGCTTTTGGAGTCTTCGACTAACTCTACTTCTTCTACTTCATCGTCGTCACTGTCGTCTTCGTCATCCTTAAAGGCGTTGTCAAGTAGTTCTCTGGGGACTAAACCGTAGTACTTAGTGAGACGTACTTTGTCGTCAGTGTACATGGTTAAGTCTTGGTCAGGCTCTAAGTTAGAGTCAGGAGCAGCAATGCCTACGTGAACGTCTCTGTAAATTCCTTGTTCCTGTAGCATCTCTACTTGGTGTAAACTTACGAACTCATCTACAGCAACACCCATAGCGTCGTCTACGCTTGTTGCCACAGGGTCAATAAGGAAGTTCTGAGGCATCACAGGCTTAAGTTTTACCTTGACACGCTCAGTAATGTTGACACCGACTGCCGTTAAGTCACCACCCATGATAGGCTGTGTAGCCGGGGCCATCTCTTTCATTTCTTCGATGACAATCTCGCCAACACCTGTGCCAAACACAGCAGCATTAATGAGACACTCTGCTACTGCCTTACGGACCTTACAGTCTTCAAAGTCTTCTGTCAACTTGTTTCTTAGGAACAACACGTCTTGACGCTCTGTGTCACCCATGTTGTCAGCTATGTCGAACCACTTGCCTCGACCAAAAGTAGCTTCTTCAAGTTCTGCTACGTTCGACTCCACAGCTTGCTGGAGAGCAGGGGCAATGATACGGCTTCTTTCTGACTTACGCTCAGAGTCAGCAGGGTCCCAGATACCTCTCCAGAGCCTGTAGTACTCATCAAAACGTGCTTCGTAGTTTGACTCGTAGTTGTCACGCCAGTCGTCACACTTAGTCATTACCCAGTCTTCGATAGTTTCTTCTATCAACAAGGGGTCTTGTTCAAATAGTTCGGTCATATTAGTATCCTGATACTACGTCTAAAATTTCATAGTCATCGACTTCATAATCATAGTCGTACGCTACGTGTGCAAGCTGGTCTATGTAAGCTAAAGCATCTATCAAGTCGTCGTGAGTTAGTGCGTCAGGGAACTGAAAGAGTTGGTCTAAGAACCTAGAGTTCCACTCCCCTTTCTTAAGTGTTACAAAGCCATTCTCAAAGCGCCCCTGTAACGCCCACATGACCCTGTCAGTCTTCTTTTTATTTCCGTGGGTTAGTTCCTCGACTCTAAAGAACGTCCCGTGACGCTTCTGTAGGTCCATCAGAGGGGACATTACTGCCTGCTTTGCTATACCCCTTTCGATACCTACGCTAACTGGTTCGTAGTCCCGGACTGCTTGGAATATCTTGGCTGCTGTTTCGTCTAGAGTCCACCTACCGTAGATAATGTTCTCAACGAACCACCCATTAGGGTTTACTTTTACTACTGCTATTGCTGTTTCGTCTAGCCTAGTGTTCTTTGTGC